GTACTCCTACATAAATCGAGGTATCCCGATTAATGCCGTTTCCAACTAGAGGACGATACTTAACATTTGCCAGGTTAATACCAAGAATCTTAACGTTGCTTCTATCGAGAGCAATGTTCCTAGTCACTTTCATATCACCCAAAGGTGTACTGATTGTCGTTATGTCGAGTCCCATTACCTTTTTACGACCAGTTACAGCTAAGTCAGCTCTGAAAGCACTACTAGTGATTCCTAGATTCTGACTAAAGTATCCACCAAGCTTATGTAACCAGTTATAGACTTCTGTGTCGCAAAAATATACAGTTGCTTTTTGACTATTATAGCGAGGGTCAATGTATGAGCTCATGTCGTCAAGAAAACCATCAACGGTTTTCGCTGTCGTCCAGCCAAATACATTACCGTATGCAAGAATATAATCAACTGCACCCTGTGTATGAGCAACACCACTTCCATCTGTGTATTGAGAACCAAACAATCCCGTCTGTTCGATTTCCCATTTATGCTCAATGAGTTTGTCTCTCCAAACACGAGCCCATTCATTAGGTTCGTATTTCAAGACAGTCGCACGAGCAGTATTGGTCATTCCAAATTCAGACCTAAAAATCTGAGTTTGTCCATAACCAGTACTATATGGGTTATCTTTCCAGGTTTTACCGACTAGCGAAGAGCCTTCTTCGAAGGAATTACCTACAACATAAGTCCTCATTGATTCAAGACTTGGTCCTAGCTTAGAGCCAGAAATGTCTTTATCATAGACTTGTGTTTTAGGTTTATTTCCAACGTAAGAAGTCAATTCACCACTGGCAGCTCTGATAACTGTTCCTGTAACCAATTTGCATATCATTACGCTTTCATCAACTGCAGAGCCCTTATCGACTTGTGCAGCGGTGACAGCTGTTAATTTAATCAATGCATAATCACTGACTACTCCAGAAGTCGCTCCACCTTGTGCGGTAGAGGACAAATTAACCTGGACTATCTGATTTGGTAGGAAGAATTCAGGGGCTGTGCCAGCCGCTCCGACTGCAATTGCTGTACCTGATTGACCAAAAACATTCTGGATATTTCCAGCTGATTCGTAGTCAGTTGCCATGTACAGTTTTACAGTATCACCTACCACAATTGCTGCGTTAGCTGCTCCACTTGTTGCGTCATTATAATTACGGAATGTTGCATCTGCAAAAGAGTCTGCATCACTCACAATTACTTGACCAACAACGTAAGCATAACGTTTCATATATGATTGGCGTTTTTCGGTAAACTTGAACGAAGGGTCATCAGTTGGCTTTTTCGCAATTTTAGAAACCAAGCGAAAGAAGGGTGTCTGGTCTAAAGCCAGTTCACTGAATCTCTCAGCAAAGTTATACTTCCTCCGAAGGTCGCCTGTAGAAAGCGAGGAGCCGTCGTTTACTCCATATCCCTCCGTCAAACCACTTGAATGTTTTACCATCAAGGGAGTTGTGACTGGATATGCAGCGTCTGATTGTGCCATAGTTCTATCTCCTATGTATGTCTACTACAGCGGCTAGTTCGACCTACTTAGCCAAGTAGACGGTTAATTGATTCACCGCCTAAAAGCTGGTCGAAAACTGCATCATCTGGAGATATAGGTTCTGATTCGGTTGAACCAGTTGATGATAGAGATTGAGGTCGTTGTCGAACATTTTGCATCTGGTCAGCAACTTCTTTCTTAGCATTTCTTTGAATATTCTGTTCCCGTGAATCTCTATTTTTTAGATAATAAATATCTTCTAAATCAAGTTTCGTATTCTTAGCAAAGTCTTTTAAATCACCCCATTCATCTTCTGACATTTCATATTTTGAACGAAATTCAGTTTCCCTATTCAATCGAACATTTTCAGACTTCTGCTTAGAAGCATAGTCTACTAATCTTCTCTGAATGAGTCCATCAACGGTAGCATTTAAGACTTTTGCTGAATCGGAATTAGGGTTTTCAAAGGCTTCTCCACCATCGAACATAAAATCCTCATCTAATTGCAAGCTATCTTTCATACTTTTAGGCGCATTTCCACCACCCTCAAAATAATTTCTAACGTAAGAAACTAAGTTAGGGTCTTCTTTCATCGCGTCTAGTATAGGCACATAAGGCTCCAGTTCTCTTAGCCGACCGCTAAGCCTTTTTGCTTCCCGACTAGAAGCTGCGTACCGTTGCCGAATCGGGTCTCCTGTGTTATTAGGATTTTCTTCGGCGACTATTCCATCTTCAGGGCTCTCACCTTCATTGTTATCTGAAGGTTCTTCGGAGGTTGTCTGAATAGGTTTATCATAGACCGCACTATTGACTTGTTTATCTAGAGCATCAAAAAATGCTCCTGAGTCGTCCTTGTCAGCAGCGGGGGCTAATCCAAGCAGTTCAGCACCCTCATCCATATCGGATGTTTCAATGGGTGTTTGTGTTTCTGCCATAATCTTTTCTCCTTTTATATATTAATCACAACTTAATAACTTTATACATAACATTACAATCATTTATTTGGCGATGTTGACATTTTATCTCTTGCCTTATCTACTTCTCTTCTTAGGTCTTTTTTGAAGTTATCAACCTCACCTTTCATAACCGCTCGTAATGTCTTTTGTTGTGCTTCCGTTTCTAATAAATCTTGCTTCATCTCATTAGAGGCTTCTCCTACCTTCATCTTTATACCAGCCTGTACTAATTGACGCTCTAATGTTTCAATAGTTCCTTCTTTGTCTTTAAGAGCTTCTTCAAATTGTTCTAACTGACTTCTCATTTTAGCATATTGAGATTGGCGCTGAGCAATACTCTTCTTCCCTCTTATATCAGTTTCAGCTAACATAGCAATATCGTCTATTAAACCAGCCTGGAACCATCTAAAGTACTCTTCTAACAAAGCCCATCTATTTAATGGTAAAGTAGCTCCCGCTACAATCCTTATATCAAATTTAGCTGTTGGGTAATCCATCCATCTGCCAATTGCTTCACCAAAATCATTATATATAGGAATATTAATCTCAACCTCTTTTTCATTAGTATACTCAGTATTTTGCCCTGCTTCAGGTTGTACAATTCTAAAGACTTTATTAACGGTATAAGTTTTTTGGGCTACTTCCTTAAATACTCTACCTAAATGTTCTAAACATGGCTCTACTATACTTCCCATCCATGCTTTAATTCTTCTAGTACCATATTCATCATTAGCCAACAATCCTCTATAAGTTTCAGGTTGGTCTGAAGTATTTCCCATCATTGAGGAATAAATACCACTTATATATTCAATATCGCTTTTCCCCTCTTGGGTTATAGTATAAAAAGCATTATTTATAGCAGCTGGTTGTATAGGAGTTGGAGGTTCAAATCCTTGTCTATATTTTAGAAGTGCCCCTGGAGAAGAAGAATATTTTTCCCATTCTTCCTCTGGAACAGAACCCTCTTGATATATCCATCTTAGATTAGACGCAAGATTCGCATTATGAATCATAATTTGATGAGCTTTATTAATTTCTTGCTGTTTTCCTATAAGAGGACTAACTGCACTCATTGGATATGGAGTTCCAGAATACATATATGGCATTGGAACAATAGGATAATGACTAAATGGAAGAATATATTCATAAAGAAACGTATCTTCCCCTACACTACAAGTAACTTTAATATGAGATTGATTGAATTTGACTGCGCTAATAAGATTTTTAGCCGTCTCTTCATTTTTCATTAACATATCAAATTCTTTTTCGCTAATAATTTTATTTTCTATATTTTCAGCAGCTTCCTTTTTCTTAGCCATTAATTCTTGTTTATATTTTTCAATAGACTCTTGTGTTTCTTTCTCTGCCTTTTGTATTTCAAGGCTTGCTCTTTCTTCTATAATCTCCCCATTTTGAAGTGATTGTTCTATTTGAAATCTACGCTCTTCAAGAATTACAACAGCTTCAGCCTCAAATTCTTTCATTTCTTCTTCAACTGCAGCATTTATCTCTTCCATCTGAGATTTTAGTGGAGGAACTTTAATTTGAATATTATAAAATGGAACTTTTATTTTTCTGTAACATTCAAAAAACGATATTAACTCATCGTCTTCCCCTCCCTCTTTATATGTTCCACCAATATCCTCAGCAATAATACTATCTCTATCTCTGAAATCTATTTCAGAATTATTAATTACCCCAGGATTACCAGATGGAAGAGATAAATGCTGCAGTTGAAGAAGAAATGAAAGAATTTGAGGCTGAAGCTGTTGTAAT